TTAATGTCTTGTAAATTTTTTGCCAGCTCTGCCTCTTGCACACCAAATCTCGCACCACCAAAAGCTCCTGCTTTTTGTGCTTGCGTTGCTAAATTTGCTTGTGCCTTTGCTGCTTGCTCGTCTAATTGTTTTAGTGCTTCTTTTGTTACATCAGCTTGATACTGATTCATAAATGCTTGAGTGTTCGCTGTGGTTGGATCAAATTGTTGTTGTGCTTGCTGTAACGATGGTATTCCCAGAGCAGTTGTTGCTTGTGCACTATCTAATCCTGCACTTGCTCTTTGTATGAATGGTTCAAAAGACGCTACCCCTGTTCTTTGTCCTGTAGCAGGATCAATACCTAAAGCTCTTTGTGCCTCGGTAATACCTGCCTGCTCGCCTCTTGTAAGTTCTCTAATACCTCTTTGAAATTGTGGTGTTCTTGTGTCAGCTAATCCTGGGCGTTTGTCACCAACATCCTTACCTTGTGGTATAAGACCAGCATCTTTGTCAGCTTGAGTATATGTGCCACCAAAGACAGAATCTAATAAACGTCTTCTGTAATCCTCTAGAAAAGGCGCCTCTCTTCCTATTTGTACTGTTTGTTGTCCGTTAGCCATTATGCTCTCTCACTTGGTTTTTCAGACTCAGGGTCTAATTTGTTCATCATGTTGTACATTGCTTTTGGTCCACCTGCTCTGTCTACAGCTTTTGCTGTAAATACAAATTCACCATTACTTAACATAGCTGGTATCTTATCATCTTTTGGTCCACCAGGTCCTGTAATCATGCCTGTTTTTCTAGGAAAAGTTTCTCCACCCTCTGCCATAGTCATTAAACCAGTTGGTGATCCGTCCATTGCACTGTAGCTTACAGGCTCATTCATAGTGCCCATTATACCACCATTAGCTCTGCTTGGTGGTGATCCCTGAAAAGTTGTTTGTGGTATAGTTATTCTTTGTTCTAAGTCACCTATTCTTCTTTCAGCTGGAGGCGGTGCAAACTGACCACCATACATTCTGTCTACTGCACTTTGATACATTGCAGGGTCCATAGGTTGTGCTTTTCTAGCATCTGCTGCTGCACCCACACCAGCTAATATCGCTGGTAATCCTACTGCTAAAGTTGTGCCGAGAGCCGTGGGCTTATTATCTTTAAACAAGGCTCCACCGATTTTACTAAAAATGCCTTGGCTATCTTTTTTTGGTAAGTTTCTCATAAATTTTGCAGCTTCTGCAGTGTTCTCATCAAAAGGTAGATTTATTTGTCCACCTCCTCCGCCGCCTGGTGTCATTTGTCTACCGCCAAAACCAAATTTTGAGGCACCGAATCCTGCTAAACCAGCAGACAGTAGAGCGTCTTGTGGTTTGTTACCTGTAAGTAATGAAGCTAGTCCAGATCCTGCTGCAGCTCCAATACCGCCTGGCAGTATTGCGTTACCAATGAGAGGTGCTGCTACCTGAAGACCTTTTTCTAATATACCCTTTAATCCTTTTAGCATAATCTCCTTTAATGCAATTTATGTGATTGTTTATGGCAAGAAGGCTACGCTTGAATTAAAAAGCCAATTAATTCTATATTTATAGGCAAATTATTGTTATATGACAATAGATAAATGGAGGAGATCCGAATGCAGAAAGAAATAAAATTAAAATTTGACGCTATTAGACCGTTTGGCCCTACTGTAGTTAAGGGTAAAGTGCCTGATTTTATTCTAAATATAGTAAATAAAAAGTGTGATGAGATACTTGGAGACCCAAAACTAGCTAAACAATGGGATTGGTCCCCTAATTTAGCTGGTAATGTTAAACAAGAAGTTCGTTTACCACCCGAGTGGATAGATGGTGACGGTCAACAATTAGTTTTTTTAATTGGTGAAATGGTAAAATCTTATTTGTCGATACCACCAGCTAGCGAAACATTAGCACCAGAAAAAATTGACAAAATGGTTATTGAATCCATGTGGGCCGTGAGCCAATGGTCTGGAGACTTTAATCCCGCACACATGCACGATGGTGATTTGTCTGGTGTGTTTTACACAAAAATGCCAGAGAGTATTGATAAAGAAAGAGCAGCTGAGGATCATTACCCTAGCGTAGGGGATATTCTTTTTATGTGTGGTGATCCAAAAACTTTCAGTGGGCACAAACTTCAACATCCACCAGAAGTCGGTGATATATTCTTATTTCCATCTTGGCTAACACACATGGTGTACCCTTTTAGAACACCAAATGAAGAACGAAGATCTGTATCATTTAATTTACGTTTAGTACCAAAGGACGCTGAATTTAAGACTGAATGATTGAGATAGTAAAAACTCCAATATTTACACATGAAGTTTTTAGTTTTCGTTTACCAAATTTTGAAAACTATAAAAAACAAATAGAACAAATAATTTTGGTAGAAGATAATAAATCTATTCACAAGATTGACACAAGTATATCTCTTGAAGATAACGTAAAGGCTAAAAGAACTGCTTGGAACTCACATCAAAAATACCAACCTTTAAAAAACATTTGTGATGATATTTCAATATATATCCAAGAATTTATTTATAAAGAAGACTATGATATACCTTATTTAGAACTAGAAGAATGTTGGATTAATTGGTATGGAAAAGGTCAAAACGCCGTGCCTCATCATCATGGTCCTAGTTTGTCTGTCGTTCTGTTTGTTGATGTAGAGGACACTGACGCTAGTTTTTATTTTCATGCTAATAAAAATTTAGTTTTGCATAAAAAAAGTGATGTAAAAACTAATTTTAATAATCATGTAGAAGTTAAAGCAAAAAACGGCACCGTTTTATTTTTTGACGGCAGAACTATGCATTCAGTATCACCAAACTTAAAAAATAAAACAAGGGTGACAATGGCTATGAATTTTAAAGCTGTTTATACTGAAAAAAGAAATGAATATTAATAAAGTGCCAATGGTCAGGGTAACTTGGCTAGATGCTAAAGATACAGAAACAGGTTGGCTACCGATAAAGGACATTGTAGAAGCTCCGTTGGCCGTGTGCCAAGAGGTTGGCTACATGGTCGTAAATAACGATGATAAGATTGTAATTATGCGATCTTGGTGTATAGATAAAGACGATAATCACGGTGGCGGCGCCATTGCAATACCAAGAGGTTGGGTTAGAAAGATAGAATATTTGAAGGTAGAATATGCAACATCCTAAGATTTTTGTTCAAGATAATTTTTTCGAAGATACTTTTTTAAAACAATTACAGCAAGAAATTGTTACTTTAGATTTTTCTTCTCGATATCAAGAAACTGCAAACGATGAAAGAAATTCACATGTTGATCAAAAGATATATCATCAAGTTGTATTATCACAAGAATCAAAAGTTGTTTTAAAAGTTAAAGAAAATATAAAAAAATATTTTAGTGTGACTATTGAGGGTATGAACTCATATTATTTTTTAAGTTTTCCAAATACTCATGCAATTCCACATAAGGATGGCAGTGTGTATAACTGTATAATCTATTTACTAGGAGATCCTTTAATTAATAACGGCACAGGTTTTTATGAGAAAAACGGGGATGTAAGTAATTTACACACACATATAGGTTTTAAAGAAAATAGAGCAATTTTCTTTGACTCTCATATTTGGCACAGCCCTCTGCAATTTGCTGGTAATTCTACACCTAGATATATTATGGCAAATTTTATAGGTGTGACAGATAAATATATGTACTCCGATGAAAAAGGAGAGGTATGCAAGAAATAATTATAAAAAAAATTAGTGTATATAAAAGCAAAATTACAGATCATTTAATTGAAACTGTAAACAGTTACATAGATAAAACTAAACATGAATTTGAATACAGATCATGGGACTGTAATTCAAAAACATCAAAAAATATTTGTCACAATATTTTATATCAAATAGAAGAATTTAAATACATACGAAAAAACATACAGGAGAGAGTAGAAGATTATATCAAAATAGAATACGGTGAGGAAAAACCTTTTGCAATTTATGAAAGTTGGATAAACATTTATGAAAAAAGTGGATATCAAGAATTTCACAATCACAACGAAAGAATGCTCCCACCATGCTCTTCTGGCGTTTTATATTTATCCTCTAACAACTCTGCAATTCAGTTTGCAATTTTCCCAGAAAAAGACCCAACGGATAGAACAAAGATTATACCACAAAAAAGTGAGTTAGTTTTATTTCGTGGGGACACATATCACAGAGTTTTAGACTCAAAAGATGATAATAGAATGTCACTAGCTTTTAATTTTAATGTGTTTTAAATAATGGTCCTAAACAAAGAAAACCTTGAAAGTATTAGAAACAAAAAGATAACTTTTGTTAAAGGGTTTACTTCTTCTACAACTGAATATGATTTTAATACACTTTCTAAATTAACCGATGACTACTCCTTAGTGGTGGACAGTGTGGCTTGGGATTCAAAAAGTCTCTTTAAATCTATATGGCAAATGAAAAATATACACGTTAATCAAAATTATTTTTTTACATTTATGGATTTTTTTTACAAAACTTTTAAATATGTTCCAGATGTAAGAGATGGTGTAGACTTATTTTTTTCATTTGTAACTAATGTGGGCGCATCTCATGTTGACGATGAAGATGTTTTTTTAATCAGTTTGCGTGGTATCTCAACATATAGAATAACAGAAACAAACGAAGATTATCAACTAGAATCAGGAGATTTACTTTTTATCCCTAAAGGAGTAAGGCACAAAGCCATTTCAACAACACCACGAATTATTGCATCCGTTGGTTACTATGGAGGAAGATCTTAATGAAAAATAAAATATTTATAGGAACGCCTTGTTACGGTGGCATGATTACAGCAGACTATTTTAAAAGCTGTATGCAACTTGTAGCTTTAGCTGCATCAAAAAAAATAGAATTACAGTTTGGAACAATTGGTAATGAATCATTAATAACCAGAGCAAGAAATACTTTGGTTCAATTGTTTATGGATGGTGATTATAGTCATCTTTTATTTATAGACTCTGATTTAGCTTTTAATCCAGAGGCAGTGATAAGAATGCTTGATTACAACAAAGATGTGGTAACAGGTATTTATCCTAGAAAAACTATTGATTGGATTAAGGTCAAAAAAATAATGAAAGAAAACCCTAATATATCCGAGGATGAATTACTTGCAGCATCATTACAATATAATTTAAACGTAAAAGATCCAAACAATATATTATTAGAAAAAGGCTTTATAGAGGTTATGGACGGTCCAACTGGTTTCATGTTGATTAAAAGAGACGTATTTGTAAGAATGGCAGAGGTTTACCCAGAACTTAAATTTGTGCCTGATCAACACATTAACCAATCTCACGACAAAGAATTTGATTATCACAAAACATCTAATTGGAATTACACTTTTTTTGACACCATGATTGAGCCACAAACCAAAAGGTATCTTTCAGAAGACTATGCTTTCTGCCGTTTGTGGCAAAATATGGGTGGTAAAATATACGCAGATATAATGAGTGGCATGACACATTACGGAAATTATGCATTTAGAGGCAATGTTGGAACTCAATTCTTGCCACAAAACAATAAGTAATTTATTATTCCCACATGCAATTAGTTGATTTAAAGTTTCGTCCAGGTATCGACAAGCAAGACACAGCATATTCTGCTGGAGATGAGCGTAAGTATGTGGATTCTGACTTTGTGAGATTTCACTATGGTAAGCCAGAAAGATGGGGTGGATGGATAAATTTGCCCAATCCAAACGTTACGGTGGTTGGCGCTGTTAGAGATACGCATTCTTGGATAGGCCTAGATGGCACTAGATATTTAGCTTTAGGAACAGATAGAAAACTCTACATTTTTTCTGAGGGTAAAGTTTATGACATTACACCAATAAGAGCAACAGACAGTCTTACTAATCCTTTTGCAACATCAAGTGGTTCTTCTACAGTAACGGTAACTGATGCCTCTCATGGCGCAGAAGTAGGAGCGTTTGTAACTTTTGACAACGGTTCTTCTACTAATGTCGTCGATGGCATTGATTTTAATAATGAGTTTGAAATTTTGACCGTGCCTAGCTCTAACAGTTATACAATAAACGCAGGCACAAACGCATCTGGAACCACGGCTGCAGGTGGTGGATCAGTTGATGCTTCTTATCAAATAAATCCAGGTCCAACATCATCTACTTATGGTTATGGTTGGGGCACTGAAACATGGGGTGCTAGCACTTGGGATGAACCAAGGTCTTCCTCCAATGTTGTTGTTGAAGGAAGAAACTGGTCACTTGATAACTTTGGAGAAGATTTAATTGCAACAGTTTTAAATGGTGGCACATTTATTTGGGATACATCAGGAGGTTTAGCTGCAAGAGCAACAACATTATCAAACGCTCCCACAGCATCAAGATTTAGTCTAGTATCTACAGACACAAGACATTTGTTAATTTTTGGAACAGAGACCACAATAGGTAATACAGCCACACAAGACGATTTATTATTTAGATTTTCTGATAGGGAAGATGCAACAGATTACACACCTGTCGCTACAAACGAGGCAGGATCTTTAAGAATAACAGATGGTTCGAGAATTGTTGGCGCTGTAAAATCAACGGGACAAATACTAGTTTGGACCGACACATCATTACATGGAATACAATTTGTTGGCACACCATTTACATTTGGTCTTAGACAACTTGGTGCTAACGCGGGCTTGATAGCTCAACACGCAGCCATAGAGGTTAACGGAGTAGCTTACTGGATGTCAGATAATGCTTTTTATCTCTTTGATGGTGTTGTCAAAAAAATGCCTTGCTCAGTACAAGATTATGTATTTGATGATTTAAGTTATACTAATAAAAATGACATAGCGGTTGGTTTAAACACAGCTTTTAACGAGATAATTTGGTATTATCCTTCAGCTAACGCTACACAAATAGACAGAGCTGTTGCTTATAATTATTTAGAGGGCACTTGGTACACAATAAACCTTGCAAGAACTACATGGCTTGGTGCTTATGTGTATGAAAAACCCATAGCCACAGAATATAGTTCATCTGCAACTGCAAACGCTACAAGCATACTAGGTTTAACTGCTGGTGCGTCATCTATATTTGAGCATGAGTCTGGTAATAATCAAGCAGATGGCACTGCTATTACAGCTTTTTTAGAGACAGGATCTGTAGAAATAGCAGACGGTGATCAGCTAATGTCTGTTAATAAATTAGTACCTGACTTTGACAACTTAGCTAATACGATTACAGCTCAATTAACTTTGGAGCAGTATCCACAATCTGCAGCTAATGTTCAAACAAGTGGCACCATAACGAGCACAACAGAAAAAATTAGTGTAAGAGGCAGAGGCAGAGCAGTAAAAATAAGATATACAACTAATACAGTAGATGATACACCTTGGAGACTTGGATCACAAAAATTAGAAATGAGAGCAGACGGTAGAAGATAATGGCTAAAATTACAATTACTAGATTACCTAATGCAACACCAGAATATGATGCTAGTCAGTTCGATCAAATGGTTAGATTGTTAGATCAAATTATTTTTTTACTTAATACAAACTTTCAACAAGACTTAAAAGAAGAAACAGAATCGGAGACATTTTTCCTTGGCTAATACATTTAAAAGCGCCATGGTTGACATTACATCAACAGACCTTACAACCATACTAACAGTGCCTACGGCTAATCCAGGTGCCACACCACCAGTGCCACCTACTACTGACGTTATAAAATCTATTTTAATTTGTAATGATTCAGGAAGCACGACATTAGTAGATTTGGAGGTTGTTAGATCTTCTGCTACTTTTGAATTATTTAAAGCTAAAAGTGTTGCAACAAACACTACCACAGAATTATTATCTCAGCCTCTGGTTTTACAAGAGTCTGATGTTTTAAAAGCACAAGCAAATGCTGCTAACCAAGTTCACATAATTGTAAGCTTTATGGAGGTAACAAAAGGTCAACTTTAGAAAGGAATATTATGGATTTACAATCACTATTTATTACACCTGTTATGATGACAGAGGTCACGGGCCACGGTCACTTAATAGACAGACTTTACGAGATAAGAGCACAAGATCTAAAAGGTATGCCAAGATCCAATATAGGGGGCTGGCACAGTGACGATGAGCTTTACAAGGATGAAGAATTTAAAAGCACTGTTGGTGATATATTATACAAAGCTAAAGAGTGTTTTAACCATTTAGATGTGCAGGATAAATATGTCCCTGAAATGACAGGTTTATGGGGTATGATTAATCCTCCAGGATCAAGAAATAATGTGCACACACATCCTTACAATTACTTGTCTGGAGTATACTATCTAAAAGTGCCTCAAAAAAGCGGTAATTTAGTGTTTCTAGAGCCTAAACCACAGGCTGAGGTACTATCACCCCCAAAGAAAAAAAACGCTTCTGTGCACATCGCACATAGCGTAGATTTTGAACCAAAGGAAAATACATTGATTTTTTTCCCATCATGGTTACAACATGAAGTTAAAATAAATAGTTCTAATGAAGATAGAGTTATTTTAAGTTTTAACATAAATTGGAGAGAAAATGCCGATAATTGAACCCGCAGAACAAATAGGAACAATAACTTTAGAAGACGGAAGAACAATTCCTAGATATAAAGTTAAAACTGAAACTACGTTAACTAATATGGACACTGGTCAGGAGTATGAATCAGAAGAAGCTATGCAAGCTGATATAGATGATCCAAACACTTCAACAACTGCTGAAAAAATTAGAAGAGATGTTAAAGTATTTGCTCCGTCATTAAAAGATATGTTAGGACAAACTCCTAAAGAGTAAAATAATTTTGTGGTAGAACCTAGACTTACAAAACCATTCTTAAATTATTTTAAAAAATTAGATACAAAAGAAAAAACTTGTTTAGAAATAGGAGCAGGTTATTCAACATTATATTTTGCAAAATATTTTAAATATTTATCTACTTTAGAAGATGATAAATTTTGGTTTAAAAAAATAAATCAAAAAAAACCTAAAAATGTAGATATTAATATTTTAGAGAAAAAGGATTTATTAAATATTTTAAAAGTAGAATTAGAAAAAAAACCTGACTTTGTTATCATAGATAATAATACAAGTTATATAACTAGATTAGACATAGCAACTCTTGTTCATTTAAATAAAAAAAATGATTGTATAATTATTTTAGATAACGGAGATTGGAATTTAGATGCTTTTTGGTTTTTAAAAACAAATTATTTTTGTTTAGATTTTTTTGGAAAAAATTATAGTAATCAAAGCACTATAACATCAATTTTTTATACAAACAAAAACAGTAATCACGTTTATTGAAATGTCAAAAATATTTGTTCAAGAAAATTTTTTCGATGATAAGGCATATCAAGAAATCGTGCATGAAATGATTAGTCTAGATTATTCACCTGCAGCTAAAGAATCAAGAGAAAGTTTTAAAGCTTGTTATTGGCATTATCGTGAATTACCAGAAAAATGTGACGTAAAAACAGAAATAAAAAAATTAGTAAAAAAACATTTTAATTACGAAATAAAAAAATTTGTTCTGCCAAGTATTTATACAATGGTAGGTGCTACTGATTCTCCTAAAATTCACAAAGATACTAATATAGAAGGTTCTGTGCCAAAATATCAATTGATAATCTATATGTGTGGTCCAGAGTCAATTAATAACGGCACTGGATTTTTTGAAGAAAAAGAAGAAAGTTCTAGCCAAGTATCTTTTCATCCAACAACTCATGTTGGATTTAAAGCTAACAGAGCCATATTTTTTTCAGCCGATATTTTTCACTCACCTTTACAGTGGAGTGGTAACGGATCTTTTAGGTATTCTATAAATAATTTTTTTACGTAGATTTTTTACAATCACAATCGTCTGGACAATGGTTTGACGCATCTTTCATGTGTCTTTCAAAGTCTCTCTCCATTGCAAGTAGTCGTTCATGGTATCTGCTCACCTTGTCAGCAAGGACAGCAATAGCTTTTAAATAGTCTTGTTCGCTCATAATATCTCCTGTGATTGTTAATTTTGGTGAGAACCTAATGTAAGCATATTTTTTCGTTCTGCAACAGTATTTTTTAAAATTGTTTTCTTGACATCGAGTTTATGGTATAACATGAGATAGAAAACAGAATGAAAACTATAGTAGACGGTACAATAATTAAAAAGTACGAAGTTCCCATAGATATGATTGATGAGCTCAATCAAGAATATGAGAAAAATAAGAAAAGTTTATTAAGTCAAAGCAAACATCTAGCTGGCAGATTAGATAGTGAATTAAGCATAGCAGAGTTTTTACCAAAACTTAGAATATTAGAAAAAATAAATTTTTTCATAAATGATTATATGATGACATTAAACAATTTTGGCCTTTTAGATAAACCACAAATTAAAACTCATATAAAAAGTTGCTGGATCAATGATATGGTAGAGGGTGAATATAACCCAGTTCACGTTCACAACGGACCTTTACACTCTGGTTGGTCATCTGTTCTTTTTTTAAAGGTTCCTGAATTTATTAATGATGTAAAACATAAACACAAATTTCGTGATGGACAACTTTGTTTCACAGGTTTTGACAGAAAAGTATACTGGCAAACTCCAGAGGTAGGTGATTTTTATTTATTTCAAGCAAATCAACCACACACCGTTTATCCTTTTAAAACTAAAATAAAAGGAGAAGTAAGAAGATCTATGTCTTTTAATTTAGTTAGAGATATTGATGTTGAATAAAAAAATAACATTTTGTGCATCGCAAGAAGAGATGGTTGATATATGGCCTCATCCTAAACCTGCATCAAGATTTATACCCGATGAGTACAAAAAACTTGCAAGATTTCAACATGGAAACCTTCATGATGCCACGGTAAAAACATGTGTGCCGTTCTTAGACTCTTTAACTATGGGTTACATAATACCTTTTGATCAAGACTATTTAATTGATCCAGTAGAGAATGATTTTACTGTAACACCTGCTAATAAAGAACAAAACGATATTGGATATCATGATCAAGCACAATTACCAAAAGATTGGAAAAAAACAAGTAATGGTAACGCAGGTAAATTTATAAATAAGTGGCTTGTAAAAACGCCACCAGGTTATAGTTGTTTGTTTATAAAACCAATGAATAGATTAGAACCTAGATTTGATATTATATCTGGAGTTGTGGACACAGATGTTTATGTCAATTTAATTAATTTTCCTTTTATTTTAAACAAAAGAGATGAACAATTTGTAATAAAAAAGGGAGATCCTATGGTGCAAGTAGTGCCTTTTAAAAGAGATTCATGGAAAATGTGGAGTGGTTTTTATTTTGAAAAATTGCACGCAAAAGTTCACAACGCTTTACAAACTAAGTGGATGGATAAGTATAAAGAACTATTTTGGAAAAAGAAAAGTTTTAAATAATTTTATGAATAGTTTGGATCGTAATCAGTCCAAGTTTTACCTTCAGCATTAGTTGTGCCGTTTTTCATATCATCAGATACAGCTGTTTCATAATCTAATAAAGCCTCTTCAATTTGAAGTTTTCTAGTTTCTGCCCATGTAAGTAAATTAGCAACAGTTGTAGATCCGACCGCATCGCTTGTAGCATTTAAGTCAGTATTTCCTGCCATCATACCAGTTGCAGGATCTTTTGTTTGTATTTCGTTTTGTCCTGGTAAGTTGTTCCAAATAACATAGTGATAATTACTAGGACACCAGCTATCAACCCAATTTTTGCCTTTATCAGCCCAAGGTATGCGAAAAGAATCATCTACTAGAATAATGTCACCAACCGAAATAACTATTTGTGTAGCCATAAATATCTCCTAATGTTTAATAATGTATTGAACGATTACAAATGGTGAAAATGAATTTGTGCCAGATGCTGTAACCGATCCTGTTAAACTTGTTGTAATATTACCTGTTAATGTTCCAGACAAAGTATGTGTGTGATTGTGACCAGTTCCTGAACCTGCGTTTCTTACGAAAGTGTTTCGAAAAACATCAATACCTTGCCCCCTAATGGGTGCTTGAATTGTATTTTGTGCAGCTTCGTTAGCCATATTATGTCCATGAGCATGAGAGGCTAATTGAGATTCAGTTAATGAAGTATTAGCAATACTTCCAGTAATGGTAACTGTTTGGTTTGTAGCGTTTGTTGCAGCTTGGTTGTTTGTAACAGAAACCGTAACTGTATTGGCACCGCCTGTGGTAGCTAAGTTTGTTGTGCCACTTTTACCCTGTGGAAATTTACCTTGAAGATCGGGAACATTAAATGTGGTTGAGTTATCACCAGTTCCATATGTAGTGCCTATCACTCCAAATAAATCTGCGTAAGTAGTTCTTGATACGGCTGAACCATCACATAAAAGATAACCATTAGGAGCTGTAGCTTTACCCCAAGGTTTAATAGTTCCTACTTCACTTCTATTTGTTATATCTTGTAAGTTAGCCATAATTAATCGTTATACTTTAATAACCAACCGTTGTCACTGTCATAAAACACCAACGATATACCAGCACGGTTAGTTGAAATTGTTAAATCTGATGTTGCTCCTTGTATTTTAGAACCATTTCTTGCAACAGTAATAGCATTAGTACCTGATGTACCATGTGAATCGATTATTTTAACTTGATTACCAATTGAAGGAGATGAAGGTAAAGTAATTTCTACCGCACCACCAGACGTATCAACAAATATGTTGTCTCCATCTGAGGCTGTGTAGTCACCACTTTTTTCTATCCATGCCTCACCTAAACCAGCAAGAGAAAAAATATCATACCAGTTAGTTCCATCAGTGGCGACTAATCTATACTTACCGTTTGTAATTGTAACTGTATTGCCTGTAGCACCTAATCTTGCAGTAACGTCAGCGCCACCAGAAATGTTATTGTAAAGTCCATAAGTTTTTTGTGTAGTTGGGAACTGTACTATGTGAGTAGTAGAAATAGTTCCAGAAAAAATTATTTGATTTTGTCTAGCTTCATTGTTAGCTTGAGTTTGAGGACCATCATTATTTGTTAAAGTAGTTGGTCCTGTGCCAGAGAGAGTTTTTGCATAAACACCAGCAATAGCAAATTCAAATACTTGAGAGAAGTTATTGTTTGTAATAGTGCCCCAAGTTCCTGAATTTTCTCCAGTAGTTTGTAGCTCTATTCTCAGACCTGTCGAAAATGTTGATGCCATTTAATCTCCTAATTTAAAATTTAATGATTAATTTAAAGTTTGTCAAAACTTTTATGCAGCTTTATGAACTTCCGTCCAGGTTATTCCGCTGTTTGAGTCATCTACTCGTGACCAGAAGGTCCCTTGTAAAGTACCAGTTGCACTTGTAACAGAAACTCCTGTTATTGTAAAGCTTACATCTGTGCGAATATTTACATCTCCAACGTTAG